TGTTACTCGCTGTATAGTTGCCGCTCTTCAGAAGTGGGACTATCGCGCCAGAGCCGCCGTTAGCAAAAGGTAGCACACCGGATACGTTTGCAGTCAGACTACAGTAGGTAGTGGCTGTAGAGCCGGTGCCACCGTTGCCTGTGGGTAGTGTTCCTGTAACTTGTGAGGTTAGGTTTACATTGGCTAACGTACCGCCAAGGGTAAGATTGCCTGAGCTGGTGACCGTGCCGGTAAGTGTTATGCCATTTACTGACCCTGTACCGCCTACACTAGTAACAGTGCCATCACCCACATCAACTTGACCCAAGGCGTCTACTACAGCAGCCCCAGAACCCGCGCCATCCAGATATACAATCTTGGCTGCGCCTGTGGGTATAGTGACGTTAGCGCCAGAGCCTTGTGAGATATTTATGGACTGACTTCCGCTGGTAGCGTTCTCTATCCACATCACCCGAGAAACGGTGTTTGGCCCGATAGTCAAGGTTCTGGTTGTCGTGAGAGATGCGCCAGAAGTGACCTTTAAATACAGCGCACGAGCTGGATCAGTCGCTCCATCAGCCACCGTCGTAGTAGCGTCTGCGTCTGAAGCAAAGGCTGCTTGGGTAGCAAACCCTAGCGATTCTCCGATAAGCTCTAAATTAGTGTTTGTGCTTGTGCCCCAAGTGCCATCTTCGTCACCCGTGGTAATTTCTTTGAGTCTTAAATTGTTTACATAAGTAGCCATTCGTCAGCTCCTAGGCGGCTTTATCTATATCCACCCATCCGGGCGTCTGTGTGTCTGTTACGTTTGTCCAGTTAGGTGTTTGACTGTCGTCTATTGTAGTCCATATAAAAAAGTTTACATCCCCAACTGCACCGGTTCCAGCTACTCCCGTAGGAATAATTGTCTCGTCTACCGAAATCGCTACGGTGCCTATTGCACCCGTCCCTGCTACACCTGTTACTGCTGGAAATACAGTAGCGCCATCTGCACCTATCTGTCCTGTGCCTGATACGCCTGTTGGAGTAACATTTTTATCGTAGGCTGGTGTTGCTGTGCCTATGGCACCTGTGCCGGATACGCCTGTGATTGCAGGCACTACTGCATCTGTTGCAGTACCTATAGCTCCGGTTCCACTGACCCCAGTAACATTAAGAGCTACTTGGGTTGTTACATTCCCTACAGCACCTGTGGCACTTACGCCATCTGGTATAACAATGTCGGCAATAAAAACATTTGCAGTGCCAACCGCGCCGGTACCCTCGACACCTACCGGGATCACCACATCGTCTACAGCAACGATGAAGCCCCCCATTTCTCCTACGCCCTGTACCCCTGTGGGTATTTGGACGCTGCTGTAGTTAGTTACTACAGTACCTACAGCTCCGGTGCCTTCCACTCCTGTGGGAGCTACGTTATCGCCTAATACGATAACTGCGGTGCCTATTGCACCTGTGCCCGCCACGCCTACCGGAATAACACTATCCGATATGGCAAATGTTACTGTCCCTACTGCCCCAGTGGCGGAAACGGAGACATTGACATTCGCACCCCAAGCACCTTCGCCCCAAGCACCATTTCCCCAAGTCGCCCCGAGGTCTAGGATGGTACCTACACCACCCCAGCTATTACTGCCCCAGCCTCGCTCACCAAAGCCGCTTGTTGGCCCTGAATACATGAGGCTGTCCTACTAGGCTATGCGAATAATCGCAGTAGAGGCGCCAGCAGCGGGAAACTGGATTTGGAAATCGCCAGTGCTAACAGTTTGATCGCCACCAAAACTTAATACCGCACAAGCAGAATTAGAGTTGTTAGTGTTATAGATCATCGCGCCACTTGTAGTGAAAGACGCACTTGACCAAGTAGTGTCAGCAAAATCGCAGACAGCAGTAGTGCCACTAGCCACAGGAGTTACGTTGGTCAGAGTGTTGCCACCTGCGCTGTAACCTGTGCCGCTCGTCTCGTCACTGTTGCCCGTAATGTCAGAGTAATTAGTGCTTGCAGCACCATAGGTTCCACTGCCTGAAGCAGTTGCCTTTAATAGTGCAATCTTCAGCGTGTCAGCGCCATTTTGCAGGTCGTGTAAACCCTTAAGCAGCTCAACTTTAAAGCTGGTTGGCATCGCTGTAGTGACGGTAATAGCCATGTTAAATCTCCAATAATTTTACAAGTTCCGAATGCCCAACATCACGGAATCTATTTGCCAAAGTAGTGCGATCAGATCGTATAGCTTGTTTCATGCTTTCCACTAACACACCACGAATTTGATTTTTGAACGCCTCTGCCTGCTCCTGTATGGCCGGATGGCAGTTGCCTCCTACATAAATAATCTTGTCTAGCGCCTGTTCAGCCAACTCTTCGGGAGTAAAGCCCCGGTTTGAAACAGCAGATACTGTAACAGTGCCTACTTCAACCAGACCATCTGCACTAATCAAGCGACTTCTCTCCTAACCTGCCCAGAACGATAAGTGTCCTCACGGAGTTTGCCGTCACCAAGGTTCTTCAACAGGGCCAATGCTTGCACGTACATTTTTTCGTACAACGCCACCATATCAGGCTCACCCTTCTGAAAGCGTATTGCTTCTACCAACGTGCCATTTAACAACGCTGAATCAAAATTAGTGCCTAGCCAAGTAGTGCCAGCAGTCACAATCGACTGTGGGTAGTACCCAAAATGTATTTCGGCAGCGTAATTAGCATCTGGTGTTGGCCCTATAATAAAACTTGTTTCGTCAAATATAGCGTAATGCTGGGGTGTACCTGTTGTTGCAGGGTTAGGATAAGCCTCACGGATAAAGTTAGAGTCTTTGTCCAACAAGTAGGTGTAGTTGTTCCCACTAATAATTGCTAGAGAAAACACGTACAACATACCGCTAGGCATCGTCAGATACTTATTCCCAGTAGTTAAAGTACCTGTTTGATTTTTACGCAACGCAGGAATCTGCACCGTGCTGTATATCTTCTGCTCGGCTTGCTCTGCAAACATGGCGTGTTGATCTGCCGTAAATGTCTGCTCACAGATATCTTCTACATTTGCTTTTAGCTCAGTGTAATTCACTACGCCATTGGCCCCCGTGCCATTGTGCCTTTAGTAGCAGCACCAGTACCGCGAATTTTAACGCCACTAGTTTTCATGTCTTTAGGCGGTTGATTAACAGTGTCCACCTTGTAAGCCACAGGCTCGTTGGGGTGTTCAATAACACTGGGCGCCTTTTTGTTTGATCTTTTCATTTTCAAACCCCTTACGGTGTATTTGCTTGCCCACCCATACCTGAGTGGTTTGAACAATAGTAATATAAAGTAGGAGCGCCAACAGCTACGACTATCTGTGTATACGCTCCAGCACTTCCGGGTGATCCTACGTAAGTCACTCCTGTTGTATACTCGCTTCCCCCACCCCACGTGCCATCAGATGTGGTAGAAAATCTCAAAGGGTGGCCGCTGTTTGAGTTATCGCTCTGATCTATTCTGTAAGTGCTACCTTCACTTAAACTCATCGTAGCTTGTAACGCTCCTTCAACATAGTATCTGTTTCCTGCGCCCGGATTAGCTACAGTCACTGTAAGGGCGGAATATGGCGATACTGTCCCTACTCCTCCTGTTGCACTTACGCTCCCACTGGGTTGTGCAACATCTCCGCCCCCTCCGGCCCCTACTATTACAACTTGGCCTATCTGCCCTGCCCCTAAAACTAACGAGGGGTTTATAGGCTGTATGTGTGCTCTACTAGCTGCAAGCTCCGCAGCGTCTGATCTAGGATCACGCACTGCCTGTGGATCATCTACTGGAAACTCCCCCAACCTGTTTTGTGGCTGGTCTGGGTTCCAACATTCGGGACAAGCTTTTAAGTTTGTCTTGTTCCCCTTTACAATTAGTTGTCTAAGCTCTCTAAGTTTGTACTGAAACCCGCAAATATCGCATATCGCTATTGCGTTCTGAGCCGAGGCAAATCTCTGACTCATGTCTACCTCACGCCATAGCTACGAGGTACTAAACTAATAGAAGCTTTTTCTCTGTCTTCTCCTGCCGCTAGCTCAAACTGCCTTTCATACTCTGCTTGTATCATAGGTATTCTAGGCATCAGTTCTGGGTCTTTTTGCGCTATATAATACGCAAGCCCTGCAACTAGGCAGGGCAAAAATCTAAAGTTGACATCGGCGGTGTTCACACCCGTTCCCGAGTCCTCAATACGGCGCATGCGGTAATACTTTAAAATATAGTAAGGGGCAAGCGCAGTACCCTGATCTGGGACGGGCCATACAGTGACTGAGGGGTTTGCTTGGCCTCTGTCTATATACAGTTGTATAGGGCGTCCCTGAGAAAGTTTGTTAGGGATACTAGAGTAAGTAGATACACTTATGCGCGTAATGTTGAGATCAGACTGAGTAGTAACATTACCGCTACCAGTACGTACAACGTGCTCAAGCAAATCAATGGTGTCTGCCGGTAGAGCGTACGTCGCCGTTCCTTCCACAAGGTTGACAGTGCCTTCATCGATAGTCCACATGTTGATGCCACGGTTCTGCCACTCAATAGTAAGCAGGTTCATAGACCTACGTGCAGTACGCAGGTCATATCCCGAACGCATCTCACGGCCAGCACGTTCCCACGCTTCTTCAGCGATCTCCGTGAAGTCCATATTAAATGTGGCAGTTCCCGAGGTAGCCATAAATTACTTCTTCTTGCGTCTCATGCCTGCTTTCTTTTTGGCTTTGCCGCCTTTTTTAAAGCCCATTGGGCCTTTCTTCTTAGCCATGCCGCCACCGCGCATACCTTTTGGGCCTTTCTTTTTAGCACCTTTCATCTTGTAGTCTCCTGTAAAAGTTTGTACGAAGTTCGTACATGTCAGCTACATCATACTCTTGAAAATACTTATCGTAATAACCAAGAGGTCTTAATTTCTCTGCGGCTTTCTCTAACTTGGATAACCGCTGCACAAACAATAATGCGTATTCAGTATCTGCTTGGGGTTCAAACTCCCCCTCGTCGAACAACTCGTTAGCTTCATCCTCTGGGTGAAAACCCATAACCCACATGTCTTTGTCTCTAAACACGTTGTTTGCGATGGCTTCGTTTATGCTATCTACAAACTGATGAAACTCGTCTTGATCTTCTATGAACTCCGTATCCGCTATGATTACTAAGTCTTTTCTGTCGTCCCAGTTGTGGAGCGCCATGTACAGTCTTTTGTAATCTTCAGCCTCAAACTTAAAAACTATGTCTACTTTACTCTCCTGCCACGCTGCTTTTGCATATGGGCACGGGGGTAAATTGTTAAATTCTGGGTTGCTAACCTCTAAAGTATGCTTTGACCACTCTTTTATTTCTTCAACTATGTCGTTACGTTCAGTCCAAGTAATCATTTCTTTTTCTTAGCAACTTTCTTTTTCTTCTTTCGTAAAGACTCTACTCTTCTAGGCTTACCTGCCGGTTGCCCCAACCGTTTTTTCTGGGCTATCCGCTTCTTTTTCTCTGCTGCGGTCATCTCTCCAGAGGTCTTAGGGGTCTTACTAGAAACCTTTTTACTGGGCCTACAGTAAGGTGTACCACGCTTTTCGCCCTTCTTCCGCCCGCACGCTTTACCAGTACGGACATCTTTCCAATCCTCCTTAAACCAGCGTTTTAACGCTGCACCTTTTTCTGTCTTACGAACGGCCACTGTTTCCCCAGTTCTTAGCACCGACCTTACGGCACTTAGCTATGGCACCCGAAGCATAAGCGGATGGAAAGACTTTGTAGCGCGACTTCACTTTGTTGTAGCACGCATCTTTAACCGACCCGCCTTTCTTCAAGGCTACGGGTTTCATTTTACCCATACCTCTACACTTCATCATGCTCGTGTTCTTCCACGTTGTGCTATACCGTCACGGGGGCACTTCTTCATACCTTTGACGTTACCGCCTTCGGCCATGTACCCCATTTTGTTTCGCACACCTTCAGGTAGTTTGCCCAAGGAACTTTTCTTATCTTCAGGTACTTCTTTCATTTAACACTTCCACCGTTTTCTGGCTTGCCGCAGCCTAGAATTAGGGTCTTTAGCTGCTTTTGGAAATTTCTTCATCTGCCCAGCAGAACGCGCACAAAAAGACTTACGGCGCTTTGCTGCCTTACTGCCCTTCTTTACTTTACCAGTAACGGCTGTCTTTAGCTTAGAGCCGGGGTTGTCTCTACGATATTTAGCCACACCCTTCTTGGTCATACCTGCGCCAGACTTAGTTGGACGCTTATGACCACCTTTAATGGTGTGGCCTTTCATAGTTCCCTTTTTCTTAGCCATAGAGCTTTTGCATAGTAAATATAAAAGAGTAAGTATCGCCAGCACTAGGAGATACAGTAGTCGCTACTATGTCTCCTGTTTTACCAGAACCAGAGTTGTTGGGTATCCCGTAGTCAGAGAAGTCATACTGCTCTGTCCAATTAACCGGGAAGTCAAATAGAAGGACGTTAGTCGTAGCATCCCATTCTAATTTGACTCCAACACCCACGCCAAGGTAAGTAAGCCCCAGCAAAGTCACGCCAGTACAGGCTCTCCTGCTAACAGGGTCTGCACTCAACGTAGACACATCCACCATCGTAGACGTTACTACATCTGTGTTGCCCACAGCAGTGTTGACTTTAATGATCGCTTGACGTGCCCCGTCTTGGATTATTTGAGTCGTTACTGTATCAGCCATTTAAATCTCCTAGTTTAAAGGTTAATAACCTAATTTAGGCGAGATTAATGTTTTGTTGATACAGAACAGTCGCTCTAATTTCCCCGGCATCAGTAGCTCCGGTGGTAGTCCAAGTCAGCTTCTTATCCGCAGTGCCAGTATCTGCCCAAGCAAGAGCGCCACCAGCTTGAGTGGTGGGGTACTTTCGACCTGCGCCGGAAGCAACTGTAATGTTAAAGGCATTGATAAACGTAGCGTTGCCACCAACAGTATCACCAATGCTAAATACTGCCGTAGCGTTGCCCATAGCGGTGGGACAATCTATTACGATATCAACAATTTGAGAGTTAGCAGGAATAACTACAGTAGTCTCATTTGCAGCGGAAGCTCCGCCAGCAAGACTGCCGGTTGTAAAAGTCTGAGCCATAACAACTTGGCCCGTATTCTTTACGTCTTCACCGAGAGTTGTTCCGGTAGTATTTGAAATAGTGCCCGCTTTGACGGGGCCAGAAAAGGTAGTGGTACCCATTTTAATTCCTCACATGCGAGTTAGTTTGTGGGGCGTATCTGTCTGCATGTCGTCAGCCGAGACTGTCAGATACACCGAATGACCTCGGTATGCTCTAGTATATATCACGTAAACTAGTTTTGTACAAACAAAAGAAAGGGGGCCGAAGCCCCCAATCTACCCACATCTACCTTTTGCTTATTAAGCGCCGGGTGAACCGAAGATGCCCAGTGGGTCAGATACGCCGAAGCTGTATCGCTCACGAGCCTTATATCGGCTGTTACCTGTGTCAAAGTCTGCATCCATGCTGGTTTGCATTGGAGAGCGGACAAAGTGCTTCAGGCCGTTCGGGATGTCAGTCATCAAGAACCAAGCATTGGTGTCAGTCAGGTAGTTGTTAACTGTGTAACCACCCGGAACTGTACCATTGTTGTTCATGGCATTGATGTCGTTATCCGCTGTGCCCGGACGAAGCTCGGAATCCAACAGGCGAGTAGCAACGAATTGCAACGCAGGTGGGATAACCAGCTTAGAAGGCTTAGCTGCGATAAGCAGACCACGCTCATCAGTCCAACCAGCGATCTGGATAACAGCCGCTTCAAGAGAAGCTTCGTTAAGGTCAGCCGCAACAGCAGGACGGTTTGAGTTAGTACCACCAGATACTAGAGGGTGAGCAGTAGAACAGAGAGTCTGTCCATCACCATATGTAGTACCGGCAGCAAAAGCGTTGTTAAGAATAGCAGCGCCTTTGGTTTGCTTGGTGTACGCCATAGCGCGGGCAAGTGCCTTTGTATAGCGAGAAGAGAGAGAATCGTAGAGATTATCTTCGATTGCTTCCTCAGTCAGCGAAAAGCCCATAGCGACTGTCTCGTGTGTGTAACGAGCAGTCCAAGCTTCTTGCGCGTTGTCATAAGAGATTGCAGAACCCTCACCTTTAACAGGTGCAGCACTGAAACCGGACAACTTGGTTTCTTCCTCGAAAGACCGTTCCGAAGATTCAGTCTCGAAGATTTCAGCAGCCTCATCACCATACTTAGCGTATTCGAGGCCAAATAGGGCGTTTAGGCCCGGTAGTAGCTCCTTAAGGAGTTGCGCTCTTGAAATAGCCATTAGTCAGCCTCCTTATACGCCAGTTGTGTTGTTGTACTGATGCAGGTTGATCTTAACGACCAGCTCCACAAAAGTATCAGCAGCGGTTTTAGTTTCGTCTATTGTGTCAATAACGCGCACAACTAGACCTGCGGTTGTAGCTTCGGAGCCTGCCAGCACTGACGCGCCAGAGTTTCCAGTAGCCGTATCACCCGTACCTGCCAGAACAGACATGTTTGAGCCTACAGCAGCGCGAGCCGCCGAAGACATAGAACTGTTAGCAGCAGTTACAGCGACTTTAAACGCCGCCAATGGGTCGTCAACTACGATAGCATAAGCTTCAGTAACGCTAGTGCCGGGGTAATACTGAGCCGGTGTGAACTGACTTTCAGCATTGACGTACTGGACACCTACAAAAACGCCCGAAGGGGAGCCAGTAGTAGTGCCAGTAAACTTCTCGATTGTGCCTGCCGCTACGATTTTGACCAGATCACCGTAGAAAATAGCCGTATTGTAGGTGCTCGCAATAGGAATAAGGCGAGTCTGTCCTGCATAAGGCGTACCGTCTACACGGTTAATTGGGTGAAAACCGTAGGGTGCACTGACTGTTGGATAAGCCATGATAAAACACTCCTAAAATAAAGTTAGTTCCCTCTGCCGAAAGTAACCTTCGATTTCCTATCATTGAATATAGGCATACGAGGATCATTCTCGCGCATGAGGTTATTGTCCACGGAGTTCATCTGAGATTCCGTTAATTGGTCGTAATACTCAGTTCGCTCTTGGACAAGCTCGTCGGGAGCTTTACATAACATTAGACCACCTACGATGACGTTATCTTTGAACCGTGCGTCAGCAACAGCATCGCTAAAGATTTCGGGGTGATCCTCTGCACGTACAGGCTCCCAGCCTTCACGTAATTTAGAAGAAACATTGGTGGAATCAGGTTGACCCATAGTGCTTACACGAACCCAGTGAAACGTATACCCATCTTGAGGAGTAGGATCAGGCAACACTGTTGGCCTTTTCCACGCCTGCTTACGGGTATTTTTCTCACGGGTCTCCGTGTCTCGCTTAAGTCTATTCTCAGCCATTTTGTTTCCTCGCTAGTTCAGCAGCCTGTTTGGCGTATATTTCCAACGGAACCCCAAGTTTGTTTGCAATAGCTATCTGTGACGGCGTAAGCCTAATTTTCTTAGGCGCTGTGCTCCGCGTTGCGGGAGCCACCACATTGCTAGGTTTTTGCTTGGGTGCTACCTCTGGTTCGTCTTCGATTCCATCATCGAATTGATCGGGGAATACTTGTCGCATACGAGAATTTATCTTCTCGTAGTATTCATCAGATAGAGGGTCTGCACCCTCTTTTGTTAACTTGTTATGCAATCCTAGCGCAAACGCAGTCATTTCGTCATCAGAACCAAACCACGGATTTTCATCCCTCCAAGATTCGGCCTTTACGTCACGTTGCGGTTCGGGCGCAAGTTGTTGTGATTGAACAGTATTTTGCTTGGGTTGTAAAGCTGTTTGCTGTTCTGCGGTTTCTTTTGGTTTTAAGCCATTAACACGCTCCATACGTATCTGGGCTGCATTCAACATAGTTTGCGCTTCTAGTACCGCATCAGGTTCTCCTGATTCGTACGCTTGCCGGTACTGCCTCTTAGCCATATCCAACTCAGCTTCAACCTGCTTCCTAGCAGATTGAATTAACGCATTATGGCTTTGATCTGTCTTACTTTTAAGTTGTTGATTTTCATCAATTAAATTTTTAGCGTACTGCTCAAGGGCTTCACGCTCACGCTCTGCGGCTTCTTTAGCCCTACGCTCATCGTGGTAACCCTTACTAAAGTGCTTGATCCGGTTTTTAACTTTCTCCGAATAGTTCTCAAGCTCTTCATTGGTAACTTCTTCAGGGGGAGGAGAAGGTTTACGCCCACGATCTTCCGGGGGTACGTCATCCACCACCTCAATTTCTACTTCTCCTGCCTGTATAACTTTTTCTTTCTCGGCAGGTTTTTCTATAGTTTTACGCCCTTCGACTCCTTCAACCTCTATTTCTGCGGCTTTAGGTTCTTCTTGGGGCACCTCAACTTCTTGTAAGTTCTCTTCCTTATCAGGATCAGGGAACTCAAACTCAACTTGTTGTATTGGCATGGTCTAGTCCTTATGCGCGAGTCAATTTACTCGGATCGTCAATAACGGCCTCGATAGAGTCATCGTTCATCAAACGGTACTCCTCGTTGCCTACTTTAAAGCGCGTGCCTGTGTTAGCACGGAACATTACAAAGTCTCCCTCTTTACACCAC